AACTTAAACTTGCGAATGTATCAAGCACATCTTGTGCTTTAGGAGCAGAAACAACAGTAGGAAGCGATCCCTGTAAATTTCTTGCTTTTGGTTATGATGAAAATATTGATAAGTTCGGTATTTACATAAGCTCAGGTTCTTTTGGCACAAGCTGTGATTTTTATAATATGACTTATGATGGATCAGATAATATTACATTATCTAGCAAAGTGGTTGTCAATGGCTCTTATGGTTACCGAATAAATAATAATACAGGAACAATTATGCCTTATGTTCCTACTGTTTTTGCGATGTATTCTGCTATAACAAATAGCACTACTACTTTTTTATATTCTTTCCAAAGTAAGCAAGTTGTAACTACTTTTAATTTTGATGCAGATAGATATTTAGGAGTAGCTTCCACATCGGCTACAAATGGTAATGAAGTACAGGTTAATATGCCTGATAAAAGTATTAATGTTGATCAGACAGGATTAACTATTGGAGAAGAATATTTTACTGATAACGAAGGTGCTGTTAGACCATTTTATAGTGGTGGTGCTTCTCTAACTACAGGTGAATATTTAGGAACAGCAGTATCAGCTACTGATTTACAATTAAAAGAAACACCAACTGAACTTATTGGTAATTCGGCTGTAAGTATAACGAAAGGCGATCCTGTTGTTGTTGAATCAGATGGAAATTTTTCTAAAGTTAGAAATGTTTCACAAACTACAACCTACACTTATTCAAAAGGTACAGAAACAGAGTTAGTTGAAGGAAATATGCTTAATACTGTTCAATCTTGTTATGATGCAAATGCTAATAGATTTGTAGTTGCTTATATGGACGGCGATGACTCTAATCATGGTAAAGCTATTGTTGTTTCAACTTCTGGCACAACGCCATCAGTAACAGTAACAGGAACATTTATCGCAGCTACTAATGGCGGAGAATATCCTATACCTGTATATGATTCAACAAATAATAAAACTGTTATTATTTATTCAAAAGGTAGTGATTCCAGTAAAGGTGCTTCTGTTGTTGCTACTGTAGGAGCAAGCTCAATAAGTTTTGGAACTGAGGTTCTATATAACAGTTCTAGTAATGGTGGTTTTGGTAGTAGGCAGGCATATTTTGATGAAGCAAATGAAAAAATAGTTTTATTTGGCAAAGACCAATCAAACAGCAATTATCCGACAGTATGGATCGGTACAGTAAGTGGTACAAGTATTACATGGGGTAGTGCAGTTGTTGTTGAATCAGCAGGTATAACAGACACTTTAGCGGCTCAATACAGTTCTGGTTCTGAAAAAGGTTTATTTGTATGGAAAGATTCTAACCCTTATGGTCAAGCAATAGTAGGCACAGTTTCTGGTACAAGCATGACTTTTGGCTCTAAATTACAATTTACAACAGAAAATATAAATTCTTCATTTGCTGGTAAAGGTAATCCACTTTGTTACGATTCAGGTGCGGATAAATTTTTATTTTTATATCAAATTTCATCAGGTGATGATGGAGAGGGTATTGTTTTCACAATAAGTAGCACAAGTGTAACAGCAGGTTCAGAAACAAACTTACATGATAATTGGGGTAATACTAATACTATAGGAAAATCTGATTTTGGTAAAATTCCTATAATTTATAAAGATTCATCTGAAGATACCTATTATGCTGAAGTAACAATAACAGGCACAACACCATCTTTATCAGGAGCAGCAGTATTGAATAGTGGTACAACCTATTTTAATGGTTTAAGTCTTGATACTACGCAAGGAGATATTAAATTATTAGCTACATATGAAGATAGCTCTAATGATATGGCATCTACAGTTATTGTTCCAAATGGAACAAGAACAGCAACAGGTCCTAATTTAACAACTGAAAATTATATTGGTATTGCAAAGTCTTCGTCTTCAGCAGCAAATAAAACTGCAATAATTACTGTTGATGGAGGTGTTGATTCTAATCAATCAGAATTAACAGCAGGGCAATTGTATTATGTCCAAACCGATGGTACAATCAGCACCACTGCTGGAAGTCCATCAGTCGTTGCAGGAATTGGTCTATCTGCAACGGAATTATTAGTGACCAAATCGTAAAAGGAGAAAAAAATGCAAACGATAGTAAGAAAAGATACCAATGTTAGTCTATATTATCTAGCAGATAGTAAGACTGTTGATATTGGTTCTGATTCAACAACAATAAGCGATGGTGGCACACCTGAATTAATTATTTCAGATTGTGATACAAGCAACGCAACATTACATCAAGGTGTAGATGCTAAATCAGATTATTGGGGTTGGAAATATAAACATGATGGTTCTGCATGGTCAGCTAACCCAGATTTTAAAGGTAGTAATCACCTTTCATCTGACATTAATGACTCTGTAACAACTATTCCTGTTAATAACTCAAACCCATTTACTACATCAGGCACTGTACAAATTGGTGATGAAAAAATTACATACACAGGTGTTTCGGGTTTAGGTTCAGGTACATCTTTAACAGGTTGTACTCGTGGAGCAAGCTCAACAACAGCTGCTTCTCATAGCAATGATTCATTAGTAACACAGGTCTAGTTAATTAAATGTATAGTGTAGCCTCATATTCTCAGATACCCTTTTCTGATCAAGGGTCTATATCTGTTAGTGTGGCAGTATCTGGTGTTTCCGCTACAGGATCAATAGGAACAGTTAATGCTGGGCAGTTTGTAACTGTTGTTCCTACTGGAGTAGAAGCAACATCTGCCGTAGGCACACCTACATTTAAATTAGATTTTACATTCTCTGTTACAGGGGTTGCAGGAACTTTCCAATCTATTGGGCCATATTCGGTTAATGTTCAAAGTAATGTAACTGTATTTGTAACAGGCAATGATATTGCTGCAACATCAGCATTAGGTAGTGAAGAAGTATTACTAGCTCCAAATGTTTATCCAACAGGTGAAACAGCAACTGGAGGAGTAGGAACTCCGTCAATAAGCACAGAAGCTATTGTTAGTGTAACCGATACCAATTTATTAATGACATCAACATTGGATGATGTTAGTGTTGGAACGGGTATAACAGTATTCCCAACTGGAGTATCTGCATCTGGAAGTATAGGATTTATTACTTTTGCATGGGGTTCTGTTGTTTACCCAACAGGAGTTGAAGCTACTGGTCAAATTGGCGATTTACTTCTTTGGCAAGAAGTAGATAGTAGCCAAACACCAAATTGGACAAGGATTGCTGCATAATGGCTACATATAGTAATTTAGGTATAAAATTAATTGGCACAGGTGAGGAATCAGGTACCTGGGGCACAAGTACAAACACAAATATGGAATTGGTTGACCAGGCAATATCTGGTTATATTAGTCATGCATTATCAGATGGTGACGCAACTTTAAACATAACTGACGGCTCTAGTTCAACTTCAAGAAATAAATACATTAATTTTACTGGCACTTTAACAGCACATAGAACAATAACATTAGGCCCAAGTGATTTAGAAAAAACTTGGTATATTAAAAATGCTACGACAGGTGGTTTTAATTTAGTATTTAAACAAGGATCATCTGGTACAACTGTAACAGTTCCAAATGGTATTACTGCTATGATTTTTTCTGATGGCGGTGGATCAACAAATGGTAATATAAAAAATGGTATAGGTACTCTTTTAACAAACGGCCTTATTCCAGAAGCGGACAACACGCATGATTTAGGTTCTGCTACATATGAATGGAAAGATTTATATGTTGATGGTATTGCTTATTTAGATCAAGTTGATATTGATGCTGGAGCTATAGATGCCGTTGATATTGGTTCTAATGCACCTGCTACTAATTTAACTGTTGATAGTGTTAATATTAACGGAAACGAAATACAAGCAACATCAAATCAATTAGCTTTTGTGACTGGTGGTTCAGCTGAAAGAGTAAGAATAGATAGTTCAGGTAATATATTTTATGGTGGAAGAACGACAACAGGTGCTACAACTAACGCTACTGCATATCTTGACACAAGTACAATGTATAAATCTTATCAAGGTACTGGTACACCACATATGACATTTTTAAATGGTGCAACAACTGTAGGCACTATTACAAACAACGGCACAAATGCCGCTTATAATACAACTTCTGATTACCGAAAGAAAAATGTAATTGGTGATATAGAAGATGCATGTGAAAGGGTTCTTGACCTTCGACCCCTTCAATATGAGTTTAAGGATATTATTAGTCCTACAAAACAAGAAGGTTTTTTAGCTCATGAAGTACAAGAAGTTGTACCTCAAGCAGTCACAGGTGACAAGGACGCTGTTGATCCAGTAACAGACGCACCAATCTTGCAGCAATTAGATCATTCTAAGCTGGTTCCTTTACTTACTCAGGCATTGAAAGATGCTATCTGGAAAATCGATGACCTCGAAGAGAAAGTGGAACAATTGCAAGATGCCGTTAGCGAAATTTAATTTTAGACCTGGAATAAATAAAGAAACAACAGACTATACAGACGAAGGTGGCTGGACAGATGGCAACCTTGTTCGTTTCCAATCTGGTCTTCCTCAAAAAATAGGTGGGTGGGAAAAGTATTCTGACAATTCTTTTCTAGGAAGTTGTAGGACATTATTTGAATGGTCTGATTTTGACGGCAACCAATATGTAGGTGCAGGAACTAATCGTAAATTTTATGTTTTAAACGATGGTATTTATCATGACATTACACCATTAAGAGCCACACAAACTGTAACCGATCCAATGACAACAAATGGTACAACTTCCGTGCGGTTTACTGTCGCATCTCATGGTTGTGCAACTGGTGATTTTGTAACAATATCAGGACTTTCAGCACCTGTTAATGGTATTCCAATAACAGAAATAAATGCAAATCATACAGTAGCTGTTGTAGATGCTAATAATTTTGATATAACAGTAGATACGACTGCTTCTGGTTCGACTTCTAGTACTGGAGGCTCTCTAACATTTAAATTTGAAATTCCGGTAGGAGAAGACCAACAATCCTTATTAGGTGGTTGGGGAGCCAGTACATGGAACGCTGGTTCATGGGGATATGGTACTCCTTTAGCTGGATTTAGATTATGGAATCAGGATAACTACGGTGAGGACCTTATTATTAATTATCGGGGTGGAGCTATTTACCAATGGGATGAGTCTTCAGGGACGGCTTCCCGTGCCACCGACATTACGGCTGATGCGAGTGCCAATCTTGCACCAACAAAAGCTAACCAAGTTATCGTATCAGAAAGAGACGGACATGTTATTGCCCTCGGAGTTGATCCAATATCAGGAGCATCAAGAACTGGAACTATAGACCCTATGATCATAGGAATTTCCAATCAAGACAGTGCTGTTGATTGGGAAATAAGAACAGACGGCACTTCAACTGCCGATCAAATAGAATTAAACTTAGGCTCAGAAATTATTGGTGGTCTACAGACAAGACAAGAAATATTAGTATGGACCGACATCGCACTGTTTTCATTGCGATTCGTAGGCGGACCCCTTCCCTTTACCACTTCTCTCCTCGCTAGGGGTCCGTCGATTTTAGGACCTAATGCTGCTGTTAGTGGTGCTGATGCAACATTTTGGATGGATAAATCTAACTTCTATGTATATACAGGTTCTATTCAAGCGTTACCATGTAGTGTTAAAGAATATGTATTTGGTGACCTTAACTATGATGAACGATATAAAATATTTGGATTTTCAAATCAAACATTTGATGAGGTAGGATGGTTCTATCCTTCTGCTGGTTCTAATGAAGTTGATAGATATGTCACTTATAATTATGTCCAACAAACATGGTCTATAGGTAAGTTAGAAAGAACAGCTTGGATTGATTACGGTATCTATCAAAAACCAAGAGCTGCAAAAGGTTCATCAACTGGTTATGTTTATTCTCATGAAACAGGATATGATGATGATGGTTCTCCAATGGATGGTGTGTTTGTACAATCTGGAGATATGGACTTACAAGATGGTGAGCAATTTGCTTTTGTTAGTAGAGTTATACCAGACTTTAAATTTATTGGAGAAGATGGAGCAGGTGCACAAACTGTTGATTTACTTGTACGAATGCGTGATGCACCAGGCGGAAATCTTGTTACTGATGCAACAGTTGCAGTCGATTCAGAAACACAAGTTAAGAATATTAGAGGGCGTGGCAGACAATTTGCTTTAAAAGTATCAAGTTACAATGATAGTTCACAAAACACAGCAAACAGATTAGGTGTAGGATGGCGTTTAGGTTCTACACGATTAGATGTTAAACCAGATGGGAGACAATAATGCCAAGATATGACATAAGACAGGCCTTCTCTTCTCTTCCTAGATTTAATAAGGATGATATAGATGCTGATACTTTGAATAGGTTGGTTCGTACAATTGAACAAAACCTTTTTCAATTAGACTTAAATGTAGTACCTTCCTACACAACAACGGAAAGAAATAGTAGAAAATTTAGCCCAGGTGGGTTAATATTCAATACAACGATCGAAGTACATCAAGCGTACGATGGCAATGCTTGGCGAAATTTATATGAACAAGTGTTTTACCCGACAGGGGTAAGTGCCACTAGTTCATTAGGAACAGTAACAGTGGTGACAACATAATGGCATTACCAGCAATCATAGCAGCAGCAGGATTACCAGCATTAATAACAGGAGCAAGAGCAGTGGTTCCTCATGTTGCAAAAAGAGGGCTTCCAGCTTTATGGAGTAATGCTAAAAAAGTGTTTGGACCTTGGGGTGGAAGATCAGGGGCAAGTAAAGCAGCATCAGGAGCTAAAAAACCTCGTTGGGGTTCTGGAGCTTGGGGTGCAACTAAAAAATTTGGAAAAATGGCAACGAACCCGTGGCTATGGGGTGGATTATATTTAGCAGATTCAGCAACTAATTTTTCAGGAGGAAGACCAAGCCAATATGCTAAAGATTGGAAAAGTGATCCCTGGAAAACAGGGTTAACAACACTTGGAGGATTAGCAGGTTTAAGATTTGGTCCTAAAGGATTGCTTGGAGGAAAAAAATTACTAACTGGTTTAGGTTTGGGAGCGGGTGGTTATGGATTAGGCTCTCTAATAGAGGGCGGTAAGAAACCTACACCATTTCCACAGGCATTAGCACAAGGTATAACTTCTTTAGCTGGAAATTCAGAAAATTTACAAAATACATTTTCAAATGTAGCAGGAATGTATGCTCAAGGTAAATTAATGGATGCACTAGGTTTTCCTCAAGCTGATCAATATACAGATATGCAATTAAAAAATTACTTAGGTTCTGAGTTACTTGGTAGTGGTTTTGAGCAAATTCCTAATATTGGATTAGCATCTGGTGCGGGAAGTATTGGTCAATTTGATCAAACATCAAACACTTACGCTGATATAATTAACAATCCATATAAAGAACAAATAAAAAATGATTCTGGTATGACAGAAATTACTGATCAAGATATTATAGAATTTTTAGGTAAGTATGGTAATAAAGATTCAGATTTATATGATAAAAATGGTAAATTAAAACCAGAATCTATAAGAATGTTGATGTTAGTACAGGCATTACAACAACCAACTAATTTACCAATTAGAAATGCACAAACAAATATACAAGCAAGAAACGCACAAGCGAGAATGGATGTACAAAATCAATTAGGTGGAAAATTTAAAACAATTGATCCTAATCAATTATACCCTACTTACGCACAACCTAATGTTGCAATTAACACACCTAGAATGGGTTATGCCGCTGGTGGTGTAGCTAATTTAATAAACGGTGGAGCAGCTAATGGTCCAGGAACAGGAACAAGTGATTCTATACCAGCAAGATTATCAGATGGTGAGTTTGTTATGACAGCTAAAGCTGTTAAAGGAGCCGGTAATGGAAATAGAGCTCAAGGTGTTAGAAAAATGTATGAATTAATGAATAGTTTGGAGAATGCATAATGGTTGATGAAACATCTACAACGGGATTACCTCTCGCAACAGATTATATACCAGAAGGTAGAGTTGATTATCAAATGGCTGACCCTTATATAAGGGCTCTTCAAGAATTTTTATTTAATCAAGCCTATGCTGTTTCTTCTAATCCCCCTCCAATTGAAGCACTTACAACTCAAATTGCTCCATTTAACCCTTTAGAGCAAAGAGCTTTAGATTTAACCTCAACAGGAGTAGGTTCTTATTTACCTTACTTTAATAGGGGAGTAGAATTAACTGAAGGTGCCCTTCCTTTTATTGGAGAAGGTGCTGCTGTAATGAGAGATGCTTATCCTCTTTATGGCGAAGCAGTTAGAGGGCAAAGAGACGCTGCTAATTTAGCAAGAAGTGGACTACAACCAACTGAAAGAGGAATTTACGAAGCGATTAATATGCTTAACGCTGGACTTGGTTCTTTTGATCAAAGAGCAGCTAACCATTATATGAATCCATATGTTAATGCTGTTTTAGAAAATCAATTAGAAGATGTAGATGAGTTTTATAATCAAAAAATAACAGACTTAAATACCCAAGCTGCCGGTGCTGGTTTAAGAGGTTCTGCACGAGCAGGTTTATTAGGTTTACAACTACAGAAACAACAACAAGAAGCAAGACAAGATGCTATTGAAAGAGGATTAGGCACAGCATTTAATCAAGCACAAAATCAATTTAACTTAGAACAACAGGCATTAAGAACAGGTGCCCCAACTATGGCTAATTTAGGTCAATCCTTTGGACAAACAAGAAGTGGTTTAGCGGCCCTTCTTTCCAATCTTTCTACTGGAATAGGTGGAATGGGAGGTAGTTTTGCTCAACTTGGACAAGGATTAGGAAACTTTGCCCCAGTTATGTCAGGACTTGGAAATACATTTAATCAATATGGTAATAATTTACAAGGATTACAATTTAATGACATTAATGCTTTAACTTCTGCTGGACAAAGAGCAAGAGCTTTTGAACAAGCTGTTTATGATACGCAAAGAGCTAACGCTATGAGCATATATATGGACCCATTAAATAGAACTGCGTATCAACAAGGGTTCGTAGGAATGTCTCCTAATACAATGAGTTATAATATGATGCAACAACCAGCTCCAAGCCCAATGCAATCAACATTTGGTGATCCAGCTCTTACTTCTCAATTCCCAGGTGGAGCCGGAGCAGACACGAGAGGTTGGTTTGATAAGGCATTTGATTATTTCGGTTGAGAGTAAATTATGAATAACCCACCAATTATAAAACCAAAAATATTAAACATGGCAAGTAAATTTGCTAAAAGCCCTGCTGGAAAAGTAGTAGGTCTTTCCCCAATGGGAAGAGCAGCAATGGGTATTTTAGGTTTAGGAGCGGTTGGACCATCAGTTATTAACGCTATGGATAATGCTGAAGAGCGTTCTGCAAATTTACCAAAAGATGTTGTTCTTGCAGGAGGTGGAACTGATGCTATCATTCCAGATTCTCAACCTTTAGAAATACAAGATAGATTAAATAATCTTACAAAAAGTATAGCTGCATTATCCGGACAAGAAAAAAAGAAAAAACCAAAAGAAGTAAAAAAAGATGAATTAGCAGAATTTGATGATGCTAAAGAATTTAAAAAATGGATAAAAAATAATACAGAAACAGATGATGATGGAAATGTATCTTTTATTCAACCTATAACAAAAGAAAGAATTGGTATTGAAAGTTCTCCTGAAACTAATGTTTTATTGTATGAAGTTTTTAAAGAACAAACGGGTAGAACAGGTGAAGCGGCAGAAGCTATTGTTAACATGGATACTGAATCTTTAAGTGAATTACAAGAAAATCCATATAAAACTAGCACTAAGGCTGATTTTATCACCGATCTACAATTATTAAGAGGACAAGATATAGACCCTGTTAAAGCAACACGGGGTCAAAATATGGCTGTTGCAGGTGGAAAATTAGGAGGTTCTCTAGCTGCTGGTGCTGCGGCTTTTAGAACTCATCCCTATTTAACTCCTCTTGGGTTATATGCTGGTTGGAAAGGTGGGGAAGGTCTTACAAAGGATTTAGTTGGATATCCTGAAGGTCAAGAAAGCAGTATAAAACCACGAGCAGAACAATATGCAGAAGCACAAGCTAGAATGCTAGAACCTGATTATAATAATCCTGTTAGAACATTGGCTAATTATGAAAATGCTAAGATTTTAGCAGAAATGGATTATGAAAATAAAGAAGCTGCTGGTGCCTATGGACAACCTCAACAGTTAGCATTTAGAAAATCTGGATCAAATGATCCTTATGAATTAACACCTACTCCTTTAACTCCATTAGAAATGCAAAAAATGAGTGAAGCTGGTTATGAATTTGCTCCCCCAAACTATGTTGATGAATTATTTTATAGACAGGCTGTATTAAGTGGTCGAGGAGGGGATTTAAGTGGTCCAAATGCTCTTGAAATACAAGAGGCTAGATTAAACAATGAATTAACTTTATCTAAAATAGCTAAGAATTATGCTGATATAGAAGAAGGTGATGGATCATCACCTTTAATGCATAAGAAGGCTTTTAAAATAGAGTTACCAGGTATGTATTCAACAGCATCAAATGATAGATTAAAATATAATATAAGGCTGTTAGAAAGTGATAAAGGTGAATCAAAGTTTACAGCTGATCTAGATATTGCACCTATTATGTCTGAAATTTATAGAGCTGAAAGATATACAAAAGAAACACAAGAAGAAATAGAACAAGTAAGAAATCTTTTGGGTCCAGATACTGTTGGTTTAGCTCAAAGAGCAAATGATATTGTTAGAACAATAAATGCTTTAGGAGGAGGTTCTAGAGGAATTGATATTGAAATAGAATTTGAAACTGATGAAAATGGTGATGAAATATTAGATGATTTTGGACAACCTATATTAACTGATGAGTCACAAAGAGTTGCAGCAGAAATTTTAAGTAGGTGGGCAAAAAGATTTACTGCACAAAACATTACAACATTATTAGGTGAATCTAACAGAACAATATCTGATGCTGATAGAAAAAGAGCCGATGACATTGTTAATATTTTAGGAACAACAACAGATTTAACATCTGCTTGGATAGCATTAGATGAATTATTAAAAATATTTCAGAAACCTTCTGATAATGCTAATACAGCTTTACAAGCTCTTTACGCACAAGCAGAACAAAGTGGTTATTTAGACGAAGTAATAGAAGCAGAAAGGTCATTAACATCAGAAATAGAAAGAGGAGGATCAAGATTATCAGTTCCTCGTAGTAGTAGGTTACAAATGCAAGAAGTGAATAGTAGCGACATTCCTGAAGACGCAGTTATAAGGACTATTAATCTAGTTGGAGGTTCTTAATGGCTGTTGAAAAATTTTATAAAGGTGCTGATGGACAGTATTATAAGGTTGTTCAGCAAGGAGAAAACTTAACTGCAAAAGAAGAATCTACAGTAAGAAATAGACTAAATAAAAATTTATCTAAAAAAAATAAAACAAAAACCACCACAAAAGGTAGAAAAATTTATAAAGATGAAGAAGGAAACAATTATTCTGAAAGAACCACATCATTTGAAATGGATAATGGGAAATGGATAACCATCCCGACAGTTAATGATAAAGGCGGTCAATATAACCAAAGATTTTTAGAAGATTATGTAAGAAGAAATGGTCCGAAAGACCCATTAACAGGAGAAGAAATTCCTACACATAACACTGAGTCAGAAGCAACTTCTTATGCAAAAAGAAGAAGTGATTCATTGGTTCCTGAAAGACCAATATCTAGATCATTATACACTAACAGCGGAAAATTTAGAGGTGCTGATTATAAAACAGGTGTTGAAGGTTTTTGGAGAAGATGGGGTTTAAGTGGGGATAATTTTAAAGAAAAATCAAACGCCCTAGATAAGACAGTAGGAAAAGATGGTTATGTTGTTGATAAATTAGGAAACTTTTTATTAACACCAAAGGGCAGAGAAAAAATTGGACAACCAGGAAAAAACTTACTCGCTGTAGATTCTTCTAAATTTGAAGGTGCAGAAGATATAGCTGATTTTTTAGGTGAATTTGCAGAAGTCACAGCAGGTTCTATTGCTGGAGAAATTGCCGCCCAAAGATATTTTGCTAAACAAATCAATAACAAAGGATTTTATAGAAGTTTATTTAGAAAAGGAATGTATGGAAAAACTTATGGTGCTTTCCGTCATATACTTAATCCAGCTCAAAAAGTAGCTAGAACTGGTCTTATATATGCTCCTGGATATGCCGGGGCTGCCGCTGGTGCTTATGTGGGAAATGTTCTACATGAAGGTCAGCAATATGCAAGACAAATTAACGATGAGCCTTGGGAATCAATAAATGACAGAGGTGAATATGAAGCAAAATTAGCTGGAGCTGCTTCTGTATTAGGAAATATGGTAACAAGAGGAATTGGAAGAGTTATAAAAACAAAAGCTGCTGAAAAACAGACAAGAGCAGTTTATGGAGATAAAGCATATGATGAGTGGCTTGAGACAGGAATATTAAAAGCTGATGAAGGAAGTGTTATGGGTCGCATCGAAAAGGGACTGCTAGTAGATTTATGGGAAGAAATAGGCTCTTCCAATAGAGCAAGAGCTATAGCTTTTGTTGAACAAATAACTAAAAATAAAGACCTTAAAGACATAGCAAACGCTAGAACAATTCTCAAATTAATGAGAAAAGAGTTTGGTGAATCTATAAAAGATTTTAGTGATGATCAAATTATAGACACTGTTAAATTATACGCTGAGGGAAAAGAGAACACTCTTACTAAAGCACTTGATTTAAAGAAAAAAGAAGTAGCTGGAAGTATAGCAGATAGTTTATCAGCTATGTTAAAACTTGCTCAAAAAGGAGAAGTGCCTATAGATAATATGACAGAATTATATGATGTT